AAATTAAAATGAAAACTAATTTAATAAATTGGTTGTGGATGGTACAACATCCACTTGAAAATCGAACTATAAGTAATCTTGTTGAAATTAGTAAAAAGACAAATGAGATAGATATAATAGCTAAATTATATGATGAAAATTATATATCAGATGATAGTTATTTTTATTATAGTAATGTACTTACACCTATACAAAAATATTGGTTTATATTACTGCATTTTAATTCAAGTAATCCATATTGGAATGATTATAAAGAGTTTATCCCCAATGAAATAAGTTGTTTTGAAGGTTTATCAGAATATGGAAATTTATTAGAAAAACATAGTTTTTCAAAAATCAATATACAAATAAAGAAAAGAATAAATAATCGTAAAATCATTGAAAATCATGAAATTATACCAAGAATACTACCTTCTTTATATATGAAAGAAATAGCAAAACATACAAATATAAATTGGAATTATAAAGAAAGTGTTTTAAGGCTATTTTATAATGATGACGGAGATTATGAACCTGATATCGAATTACTTTTAGAGGCATTCAGTTTTGTAAATGATAATAAATATAAAGAGTATAATAGTTATTTAAAAAAAATAAATATATTTTTAGATCATCCATTAAACAATATCTATAAAAATGATCCTCATCTTTACAATTTTTGGCAAAAACAGGAAGTTATAGAATCACTAAATATTTTAAATATTGATGAATCAATTTATAATACTTGTCTTGATTTATTAGAAATAGAAGAAAACATCGAATTACAAAAATCACAAGAAATAATTGACTTGGATAAAATACTTAGAAATTTAAATAATGAAAGAAGGAAAGCAATGATTGACAAGGACACTTCCAAATTTAATGAATTAGAAAATAAAAGAAAACAATTAAAAAGTCAATTAGATGTATTAGAAGAAGAATTACAAAAAGATAGTATAAATCCTAGACATCGGTATATAGATTCTTGGACAGATGTGGACGAACAGTTTGTAATTATTATAGGAGGAGAACCTATTTGTTATAGTATAAGTAAAATTTTAGATATGACAAAAGATTATAACCTGTGGTTATTTGAATGTACCGGAATTTTACAAGAAATAGAAGAAGGTAAATTTGAAGAAAATGAAAGAGGTGATAATGAGAAAAGATATAGATATAATAGATTTTGGCATCCTTCCACTCCTTCCGTACCATTTACTCATATTGGTAATATACTGTATGCGGGTATAATATCAAATGATGATGGCTTTCTTGTATATGTAGATGTAAATGAATTAAAATCGATGATATTACATATAGTAAATGATGGAATAAAAGTTTTTCACTTTACAGATGAAGCATCTCTAACACATACTGTTGATTTTGATGGTGTTTATGATCCATATTTTGATCAAGTAAGTCGAAATCATTGTCAACATGGAAGCAATATAATGACATATAAAATAAAAATATGTTATGGTAGAAAATGTTTACCTAAAAAATTATTAGAACACGATTTATTTATGAATCATCCTTTTAAAAGAATTACAGAAATTAATCCACCTGTTATAGAGACAAATGAAATTTATAGTGAAAAAGAATTATTTGAAGTGGCCAATGAGATATAAAAAAAAAACATTTTCTATTATTTTTTTTTTATTTCTGAAAAATTTACATGAAATATCTCCACAATTATAACTATCTTTACCCCAAATATTTTATATATTTATGTAAATATTTTACTTGGTTTATGAAAAAAACTATATTTAAAGATGCCATTTATCATACTATTAATATTTTTTTATTATTCTGAGAATCTGGGTAAAATAGCTTATAGCAGAAGTCATCGATGTCTGATTCTGGTGTTAGATAAAAAATTTGATGAATATTTGACACCCATCAATTTGATATAAATGAGCTTTTCAACAGAAACAGCTGCTTTGTTATCCGATTCCCAGAATCCTCAAAGAGATTTGGAAGAAGTAAGTATTGAATTGGCAGTGAACCATTTACAATCTCTAAATAATTCAGATAATTCTGATAAAAATGTTTGTTGTGTATGTCTACATGAGGAAGCAACACATTGTTTGTATGGCTGTGATTGTAAGAAAACTAAAGATATAGTTTGTCTGAATTGTGCGGAAAATATTGATGCTTACAATAAACAATGCCCTATTTGTCGACAGATTTTTGATTATTATGATTTACCAGATAGGGAAACTATGTATTCAAAAGAATCTAAAGAATGGAAACACGAGACTAATTGTCGATTGGAAATAGCGCTATGTTATCGTAATAGTAATACAATTATTGATTACATATTAATGGGAGGAGACATTAGTTTTAATAAATTTTATGGTTTAAAGCATATGGTAACTAGAACAAGCGGTTATAAATTATTTGATTTGATATTGAATCATAGTGAAGAACGCTTTGGGAGAAAAATTAATATTCCCCAAAAAATTATTAATGAATGCTGCTGGATTGCTATTTTCTCAAGATCTAATACTCGTACAAAATTGATAGATACCTTGCTTCCTCATATTAATACTGAAGATAAAAAATATCTACCTCAATGGGTAGGGCCAACATCGTATAGTAATATCATTAGACTTGGTTGTGATATAGCATTTCATTAAATAATAATTAAATCTAAATATAATAAATTTGATTTCTAAAAACTATTTTTTTTATTTTTTTTATAAATGAAAAAAAAAATACTTAGATTAGATAATAGGTCTAAAGAAGAAATTATTGTAGCTAGTTTATTACTTTGCTCTTGTAAAGAAAAAACCCAAAAATAGATGATTTGATTGAGATACTAAATAATGGTGAAAATTATACCAAGAATTAGACAAAATAAAGGATAATATTAATGAAAAAAAATTAAGAAAACTAAAACGAGAAATAACAAAAATTAAACTATAATTTCTAATATTATTTTATCGTAGGGCAATCTATTATTAACAATTTTATAAATCTTTAAATTTAGTAATTCATACAGCGGATATTTAACTAATTTTTCTGTATTTTTTTCTAAAACTTCTAAATAATTTTCTTTTTGTGTTATTTGATATCTATCTATTAATTTTTTTTCAATAATTTTTTTATCTAAGCTTAGCTTATAACTAGGTAAATATACACTAATTTTTTTTGAAATATTGTTATAATTGTATATATATCCTATAAAATTATTTTTATTTTGATTATTTATAATTTCAGCTAATTTAATATTAGAAAAGCATCTTTCTGCTTTCTTGGCTCTCTTATTAATATCATTAATTTTTTCTACATTAATGCCAAGGTTAAAATCAATTAATTTTTTATCTATTATTTTATGGACTAAATAATGATTATATATGTCTGCATATCGTCTTATAGGTGACGTAAAATGGCAATAGTTCGTCAAATCTAATGCAAAATGTAAATTTTTATTATCACTTATAGTATATTCCGCAGCTCTGTTTGTAATAATTTGTAAAAAACTAGCTAGTTCATTATCTATATTTTTTATATTTTCTTTTTCTAAATTTTTTTCGTGAATTCGTAATAATGGATTGATATCATTATCTAATATATAGTTACATGCTTCACAATTAAAAATAATCATTAATTTTTCTATAAATTTATGACTGTCGAAATCTTGATAAAATTTCTCGTATAAATTTTTATATTTTAAATTTTCAACAATTTTAACTATATTAAAATATTTACTATCTGGATTAAAGAAATGTTCCTTCTCAAAATCCTCATAAGAATAATCACATTTATTAATTATTATATTTTTTGTTATAGAACTACTAATTATTAAATTGTTTTGTATAATTAGTCGTAAGGTTATAACTAAACGTTTTTTATCAGGAAGTAATGATAATAGACCAGTGCCTAATACTTCAGGAAACATGTGCAATATTTTATGTGGAGCATATATACTAGTAGTCAAATTATCATTAAGAAATAGAAAATGTAATTTATGATAAATAAGTGTCCCTATAACATCAGCAATGTGTATATCTAATTGTACCTTATTATCATCTAATTCTATATAAGAAAATGCATCATCTATATCTCTACAACCTATAGGGTCAATAGATATAACATCATCACTAGTAATATCACTATATCCATCTACCTTATAATTTTCATCAAAATCATTTATTAAATTTTTATCTAATTTTGGATATTTTTTTGTTAATTCATATTTATGTAGAATTCCGTCATATAAAGCATTATTATCATCAACTTCTCCCAATATAGTAACAATTTCGCCAAATGGTAATGTATCTTCCCAAGTAGAAAATTTAATAGTAACTAATATATTTTTGGAATATTTTCTCTTAGTGGTACTTGCTACCAAAAAATCGGGATAACATTTTTCTAATGGTAAAAATTTATATCTATCCACACCTCTTTTATTAGGTTTAAACTTATATTTAGAATATAGTTCAAGAAGACCTACAATAATCTTATTAGAAATATTGGATTTTATTAGACTGCATTTATTATCTATTACATTTACATAATCGCCATTAAAAACATTACCGATATTTTCATAACCAGATATTAAAATTTTAGCAGATTCGTTTTCTACAGTAGCTTCAGAATAATTAGAAGAATTAATCTTAATTATACCCTCCATTCAAAGTAATAGATTAATTTATTTTTATATATTTATTTATATTTATATATATTTATATATATATATATGAATACAGATTTTAGAGAAAAATTAGAAGCCAAAAATTGGGATTCATTTAGTGTAAAGACCACTACATTTAGATATAGACAACACGACTTCACGCATGAGGAAATTAAAAATAGCTTAACAGAATTAATATGGGATCAAATAGAAAATTTTTTTACAATAGCAAGAGAAGATGCGGGTGCTACACGATTAAATATTAATGAAATTAATAATTTTATATTAAACCATATGGATAAAATTACTGAAATAGTATCTGGAGTTATGGAGGATGTGGAGAATGATAATAAGGACGATTTTCAAGAATTATATGCTGCTGAACCAAGTTATATTAAGGAAATTTTATTAGATGATAACGTAGATTTTATAAAAGCATCTGACGAATATAAACCAATTATTGATTCCTTAGAACAAGAAGGTGGTGATCAAATAGGAAATGGTTATGGATTTTATAAAGCAGTTGGTAATGAGGATATTGGAGGTAGAGCTGAAATAGTAAGATATGATACCAATAATCCACCAATATTTGAAAGTGAGCTTCTTACTGGAGGTACATACTACAATAAAATTGTAAATCCAATGACAGGTAGAAAAGTAAACGTAAATTCTAATTTAGGAAAAAAAATTTTAAAGAACTATTTAAAGGCTATTAAAAATGAATAATTTTAAAATAAAATCTAATTATTTTATTTTATTTTTATATTTTAGCAAATGATAAATGAAGAAAAAATAATAAAAGAAATAATGTTAACAACAGGTATTAGTTATGATAAAGCATACAGAATTTTTAATCCTACATTTTATGATAATATAATAGATATAAAAAATTCTATTATTAAATGTTTTAAAAAAAATTTGAAGATAAGAATATAAAAAAAATAAATTAGTTTTAATAATATAATAAATAGCATATTTTAATATAATAGTAATTGTGATAATCATACTGTTAGTGATTATGGTTATAGTTATAATAGTAATAGTAATAGTGGAAATAGTAATAGTGATTAATGGCGATGATAATTATGGAAATACTTATAGTAATTATGATAATCATGATGATGGAGATGATAATGGTAGTGATACTAATTGTAATGATGACTGTAATAGGAATAGTAATAAACCAATAGAAATTGTAGTGATAATGATAATAGTTATTGTAAAATCGATAATAGTGAAGATGTAGATAATACTGATTTGATATGAATTGTTGTAGATAAAAAAATTTGATTATACCGGATCCAACTATCATTGATGATTAAGTTCTACATGACTGAAATTATTGAAGTTCAAGCTACAAATCAAAGCACTGAAGTGATGCTTCCAAATCTGAAAGAAAATTTTACCAAGCAGCTATTCGAGGCAGCACAAGAGATTGCCAGAGCAGTAGCTACAGAACATAATTTGGATTTGGAAGAGGTAATGAAGTGTATACCGAAGCCACTGCAAGTTGGTCCACTCCCATATTTTAAGCCTACAAAGAAAAAGGCAATTACACCAAAACAAGATAAACCCAAAAAAAAGTCAGAAAAAATTACTGATTATACAAAGGCTGAAACTATTGAAGACTTGAAACATTTTAAGCTTCCAGAATTAAAGGAAATCTTAGAAAATAATAAATTGGCTACCTCAGGATCTAAACCAGTTCTTATCAATAGAGTTTGGGGAATTCTTCATCCAGAAGATTCAGCGGAGGAAGCACCAAAGAAACGAGGACGTAAACCTAAAGATAAGAAAACTTCAAATCCTGAAGTAAATGAAATTGCCCCCAATGGGACAAATGATGAAAAAGATTCTGATGTAGAAGAACATGATATAGATACAGATAATATGGATACTATTTACTTTAATGATGATGACATTGTTTGTGAGAAGAGTGAAGAATCAAAAGAACTAAAGATACTTAAGAATAAGTGGGTATTTGAAGAGACAGAAGATTCAATTGAATTTTTAGGAGTATTGGAAGATAAAAGTTTGATTAGAGGTGACCCTCCAGATGAGTTGCTTACATTGCTTGGCTAATTTAGTAATTTAAATATATAGTATTAGTATAAAAATTTGATTTTATATTAAAACTATTTTTTTGTTGATTAAGATGATGGATTCTTTGGCTACAAGGCCAACAACAATAAAGACATTAAAAATAAAAAAACCTATAAAAATAGAAAATGTTTTCGATCATGTTAGTAAATCTGGATACCCATTATGGAATTATCAAAAAGAAGGAATAAAATGGATGTTAGAAAAAGAGAAATGTGGAACACCAATACCAGGGAGAACAGTATTTGGTGGATTATTGTGTGACGAACCAGGTTTAGGTAAAACTATTCAAACAGTTTCTACACTTTATGGTAATCCCAAAAAAAAAACACTAATTATACTACCGAATTCACTTATTTATCAATGGAAGACAGTTATAGAAAATATTTTACCAAATAAAAAAATCTATATTCATTATGGTTTAAATAAGTGTTCTACAGTTAGAGAATTAATCAGCTTAAAATTTGATATTTTGATTACTACAGTGGGAATGATATATAAAAAAACAAAAGATCCAGCGGATGATTGTCATACAATACTACATCACTATGGTAACTGGGATAGAATTATATTTGACGAAGTACATAGTATAAGAAATTCAAGATCCAAAATAAGCAGAATGGTAAATGATCTTAAATCGAATATTAAGTGGGGTTTGACAGGAACTCCAATTCAAAATAGTATCAGAGATTTATATTCTTTATATAAATTTTTGAATATTCCAAAAAAATTCTTAGATAAAGAATGCTTAGTCCATTTAAATGATCTTTTATTACTAAGAAGAACAAAAAAAACATTTGAAAAAGAGATTCAAAAATCGAATATGCCAAAATTGATAGAGTATGATCATATATTAGAATATGAAACAGAAAGTGAAAGAAATGCTTATAGAATAATACAAAAAACAATAGAAAAAGAATATAATAATATAGTAGAAGATGAAGATTTAACAGAAAATTTAAAAGTATTAGCATTTTTTGAATTACTAATACGTTTAAGACAAGCATCAGTTCATCCAAAAATTGCTATTAATAGTTTATCAAAAAAGTTTGGAAAAACTATAAATATTTATACGGAGCATTCTACTAAAATAGAAACTATATCAAATATGATTAGTAAGACAAAAAATTTATGTTTGATATTTTGTCATTTTAGAGAGGAGATGAAATTAATGGCAGAATCATTAAAGTCGAAAAACATAAATTCTAGACAATATCATGGTGGTTTAGATATTAAAAGCAAAAATGAAATAATTAAGGAATTTTCAAATTCGGATTTAGATGATGAAATATATAAAACTTTAAATATGAAGGGTTTACCACACAAAATAATAGATATAATAATTGATAAAATAAATAAACCTCAAGTATTAATAATCCAAATAAAAGCAGGAGGAGTCGGATTAAATCTACAACAATTTTCAGAAGTATATTTTACACTTCCAGATTGGAATCCTGCGAATGAAATACAAGCTATAGCCAGAGCACACCGAATAGGTCAAGATAAACCAGTAATAGTTAATAGATTTTTGATGTTTGATCAAATTGAAGAATTTTCAACTATTGATCAACGAATAGCGATAATACAACGTAGTAAAAGAGATTTAATGTCAGAAATATTAAATGATACAGATTTAGAACATAAAGGAATAGTAAATGCTAAAAATTTAAAGACTATTAAATTAATAGAAAAATTAAATAGTAATGATTTTCACAATCTTTTAGGAACTAGCTAAATTTATAATATAAAATTTAGGTAGATTTAATAGATAAAAAATTTGATTATTATTATTTTTATATTTTGATAAAATAAAATGGCAAAGGAAGTATTAGAATTTGAAGTAAAAGATGTAACAAAATTTGAAAGTGTATACAAAGAATTAATTAGACAAAAAGTAGGAATTATTTTTAAGATAGCTCAAGAAAAAAACGAGAATTTTAGTGATCTATTAGATGAATTTGTACCAGAAGCAAGAGATTTTTCAGAAGTTTGGCAAAATGAATATATATTTGAAAATAAAAAATTAAATACTAATAGTGTTTTTACAGAGGATACAGCAAAAAAATTGACATTAAATAAAAAAAAAATAGTAATAAAAAAAAATAATAATTCTATTGAAGAAACTGATAAGAATGAAAATGATTTACAAATAATTAATTTTAATAATATAAAAAGCAAACCAAAAGAAGTTACAGAGAATAATAATAAAATGGAAATAAAATCAACAGAAGTTAAAGTTGATACAATAGATAATAATCATTCAATAGAAAATTCAGAAATATTGAAAAATGATACAGTAGAAAATTTTTCTAAGATAGAAAAACAGAATTGAAGACAGTAAAAAAAAAAATGCCAAAAACTTTAAAACGGAAATAATAGATTAAAATAGTAAAAAAATTTGATATTATACCAATTTTTTTTTTGTCATTATAAATGACAAATTCATTTTCAGATGATAAATGGAGTACTATTTTAGATAAATTATATAAGAAAGAAATTTTAAAAATAATAGAAACAGTAGAGAAAAAAAAAGAATGGAATTTAACACACTTAAAAACAAATTACAGTAAAAAAAC